AAATATAAACACGCCGATTCTGCCACCCCTGGCGGTGCATATGGAAACTCAATGTACATTGGTGGTACGGAAGCATCTTTTGCTCTACAAGTTGAAGGTGATTTAATTACCACAGGAACAACTAAAGCAAACTCTGACGCCAGAATTAAGACAAATGTTTCTACAATTACTAATGCATTAGATAAAGTTTGTAAGTTGCGTGGTGTTGAATTTGATTATATTGCAGATGGATCACATTCAATTGGTGTCATTGCACAAGAAGTTGAAAAAGTATTCCCTGATCTTGTCACTGGAGAAGAAACTAAATCTGTTGCTTATGGTAACTTGGTTGGCGCATTGATTGAAGCGATCAAAGAACAAAATGATACCATAAATACGTTGAAAGCAGAAGTAGAAACCCTCAAATCAAAACTAGGAGACTGAAATGGCTTTAACTGTAGAAATTCCTGAAATTGAAGAAGGTCAAAAACAAGTTGACGTTCTTTTTGTAAATGAAGAAGGATTGGTACTTAGAAAAACACTTAATGTGCCAAGATCTAATGGTGAAGTGAATCAAGAATTATTTGATGAGATTGTAGAAGATCAAAAACGTGGTGTTGAAATGAAAATTATGCTGGGTGCTGTTGAATTGCAAGATAGAGAAACTCTAGATGCGGATTCAAATCTTCAAAATGATATTCCAGAAGGGTTTCCTGGAACCTAACGTATAAATACTTCAAACCTTAGTTTCTAGGGGGTATTATGTCACAAGAAATTGGAGTTGGTGGTGGTGGAAACATCATGCGCCAAGATCAAAATGTTACATCTAACACTACATTATTAGCCAACCAAAACTATATGAGTATTGGTCCCGTGCAGATCAATTCTGGCGTCACTGTCACAGTTCCTTCAGGAACAACTTGGGTAGTAGTTTAATTAAAAATTATGTCACAAAGTAGTATTCTTAAAGTAAACGATATTCAGGATCTTGATGGAAACAGCCTAATTGCTGGCGGTACTCCAGCAGGAACTGTATTCTTTTACACATCTTCTAGCACTCCATCAGGATACCTGACCTGTAATGGTGCTTCGGTATCAACATCAACTTATGCAAATTTATTTGCTGCTATTGGATATACCTATGGTGGATCTGGTGGTTCATTTAATGTACCCGATCTTCGTGGTGAGTTTGTTAGAGGTTGGGATGATGGTAGAGGTGTAGACTCTGGTAGAGCACTTGGTTCTTTCCAGGATCATAACTTTACCTCTCACCGCCATAATTTTAATGCTGGATCTTCTGAAAATGGCGGTGGTCGTGACTGTGGCTGTTATCCACGTACAGACTGCACCGACCTAAGAGGTAACGTAAGAGCTGATAGTTTGGCTAACACTGGTGGCAATGAAACCAGACCAAGAAACTATGCTCTACATGCAATCATTAAATTCTGAGGAAAGATAAATGAGCGTACTTAAGGTAACATCTATTGTTGATTTTGATGGAAACGACCTACTCGGTGGATTAACTGCTGCTGGTCTTATTTACATGTATGCTGGCAGCACTGCTCCGACAAATTTTTTGAAATGTAACGGTGCATCATTGTCAACATCAACTTATGCCAATTTATTTGGTGCAATTGGTTATACCTATGGTGGTTCTGGATCAAACTTTAACGTTCCTGATTTGAGAGGATATTTTGTTAGGGGTTGGGATGATGGTAGAGGCGTAGATAGTTCTAGAACGATCGGATCATCACAAGCCGATGCTTATCAGTCTCACAGACACTCTCTTCAACGTGGAACTTCCGAGAATGGTTGCTGTAGAGATGATGGCGGTGCTCCTCAGGTAGATTGTAGTAATCTTTGCGGCATGTCTGGTTCTGTTATGAACGATACTGGCAGTACCGAGACAAAGCCAAGAAACTATGCAATGATGTTTATCATTTCATACTAAATAACACTACCTAGGGTCGAATCATGAGCGTTTTAAAAGTAAGAGCACTAACTGACTTAAATGGCGATGCACTTCAAGGAAGTGATGTTCCTGCAGGTGCTATTTGCTGGTTTCCTGCAAATACAATTCCTGATGGATTTCTAAAAGCAAATGGTGCTAATGTTTCCAGAACAACTTATGCAGCATTATTTGCCACTTTGGGGACTGCGTATGGATCAGGTGATGGAAGCACCACGTTCACATTGCCTGACTACCGTGGGGAGTTCTTCCGTGGATGGGACAATGGTAGAGGAGTGGATAGTGGTAGAAGTATAAATACATCACAGGGTCAAGAAATTGCCTCTCACAACCATAGAATTAGATTAGGTTCTGTTGAAAATGGTGGTAGTCGTGACTGCGGCTGTTATCCACAAATTGACAACAGTAATTATTGTGGAGCATGTGGAGAGGGTTGTGTAAGTTACTCTGGTGGTAATGAAACAAGACCTAAAAATTATGCAATGTTAGCACTAATTAAATTCTAAAAATGGCAAAAGCATACACATACGACTCAGCTACTAAAAAATTACTCACATCTATTGATGTTGCCACTGGCAAGGCTGGTGAATATATTCTTCCACCGAATTCAACGATGGTTGCGCCACCGCCAACAGTAACTGCTGGCAAAGAATTATACTGGCAAGAGACTCCTGCTGGTGAAGGAACGGCAGCATCATCTCAATGGTCTGAAAGAGATATTGTTGTTGAAGAAGAACCTGCAGATGAAGATCCTACTGTTGTTATTGACGGTATGACAAAAATCCCTGAATTTAGATTAAGAGCTAAAGTTCAGGAATTACTAGAAAGAACTGATTGGACACAACTTGCAGACTATCCAGGAACTGCAGAACAGCAAGCAGCTTGGGCATCTTATAGAGCTGCTGTTAGAGCACTTCCAAGCACAGACGGATGGCCCGATAGTCCAAATTGGCCCACCCCACCAGAACAGCTTGCTGGTGTAAGATTTGAGCAGGCTGAAAGAGAATATCTAAGCGGAACATTTACCAATTGGGATTCTATCAGCAGAGATGCTTCGATTCTACCTAACAGCTGGGAAAGAAATTAATTAGTATACTTTATTTGGATTGATAACATGAAAACAATTTATAACTACCATCCTCAGTATGGTTATTTCATGGCTTCATCTGAAGCAGATGAGTCACCTTTAGAACCAGGAGTGTATTTGATTCCTGGTTATGCAACAGAAATTGCTCCACCTGAGGATGTCGCCAAAGATAGGATTGCAATTTTTGATCCAGAATCAAATGAATGGTTTGTAACCAAAGATTATCGTGGAACATACTACAGTAAGTATGAACCATGGAGTGAGAAAATTGATAATCATGATCCACAATTTAGACCTGACATGAAGGACTATGCCTTAGGGCCTATTCCTGAAACAAAATACATGCAAGACGTTTTCTTTAATGAAGATACGCAAGCATGGGAAATTGTTGATACTCTAACTGATGACAGAGAACCTGACGAAAGAATTGCATTTGTCAGAGAGTTTGTAAATCAATTAGACTTAATGGGTATTAGTATTGATGAACTAAAAGATCTATTAGATAGACTATAAAAAAAGCCCCTCAGAAGAGGGGCTTTGCTTTACCAACGGTAGTCATCTAGGTTTTTAACTGTAACACTGACATCTTCGTCTCCTTCAAGCTTTAGAATGTTGTGCCAATCGATCTGTTGGGGATCGAGATCATCATATACATCTAAATCAAGAACAATTCGATACCGAGTCTTCTGGATAATGGCTGACATGATGGTAACCTTGTGACTTACCCTTATATAGTACCAGACTCCTCCTCAAATGTCAACCCCAGACCTTCAAGGGCTTCTTGTTGCATAAGATACAGCTTGAGGTAGCTCTTTGCTGCGTTGAGAATTTCCTCAGGTTCCATTTGTTCTATAAGTCTTGCTTGAGACTCATAGTGGAACTGTCTGCTCATCTTCTGAAGCTTGATGGTATCTGGGTTCATGGGTTGACACGCTCCTTAAAGTGTGGTATCATGTGGATGTCCGCAACATAGCATATGGATGGATTTGTGTCAAGTGACGGATGGGCTGCTGTGCCCTATGGTAATCAGTACATGATTATCTATGGTGGAAGGCAGATTTCTGTACATAAAACCTTAGAAAAAGCTAAAGAAGCTATCAAACAGAATAGATCCAAGATCAAACAAAAAGGTCAACGACGGGTCAGCAGAGCAGCCAAGATCAAAGGTCTTGAGGAGTTCATGTCCTGATGGATATTAATGCTCTGATGATTGAGGCAATTTTGCATCCAATTAAGCAGAAGACTGTGATGAAGATCTATAAGAATCTTCATTGCAATGGAAATCTTAATTTGATTAAGGATGCAATTCCTGAGGTACTGATTTGGGCAACGTTTGAAAAGACGTTTACCACATGCCTTGGATATGCTTTACAAGAAATTGCTGAGACTTGTGGAAATAATGTCAGAAACACTGACAAGAAGCAACGCAAGATTCTTGGTATCGATCTTCGCATTAATGAAGAATGGGAAGGTCAATTAAAAGCAAACAAGAACACCCAAACAGGAACACATAAAGGTGACTCAATCCAAAAACTTCTCAATACAACCAAATCAAATGGAACTAAGCCCTTCTTTGCAGTT